CTGTAAGTGCCTGATAAATTATTTCTATTTGTTCCAATGTTTTCACCTCATTATCAAAAATAAGTTTTATTGGGTTATATCCTTTTGCTTCTATTTCTTGTAATACTGGTAACCAAATCAATATTTGTTTTTGTTCATCTGACATTTCTTTTACAGGAATCATTTTTTTTACTCCACTTAATAAAATTTATAATGTTTAAAAAGAAAGCTGGAATTGTTATAATTAGTAATCCATAAATACTTGCCCTTAAAGCAATTACAGTCCAAAATATAGAACCTATTATATGAAATACAAAACCTATTCTGGCTTTCTCACCAACAAAATATTTTCCCATCAACTCAAACAGGCCAGCTAAAATATCCATCACTTTTTCCAAGTTAAAAATAAATGTAAATAAACTTTTTAATATTTCTTCTCCAATTCTTTTTCAAAATTATTCAGACATTCAATAGCTTTCTGAATAAATTCTCTTTGTTTCTTTCGAGAACCTATTAAAGCTAATTCAAGAAACCTATAAGCCTCTTTTAACCAGTATTTGAATTCTCCATCCATTTATTTTCTCCAAACATCTTTTACATATATTAGTTTTCACATCCTACCTCCAATAATTGTATCAAATTCAATCTCATCAGTAATCCATTCTATACTATCAGGGAGAGGACTATTTATAAAAAGTAGAATATCAGTTAAATATCTCTGTGCTTCTTTTTTAGCTTTATCTTTTGTATCTGCATCTATTTCCACTCCAATTTTTCTTTTTATCAAAAAGTTCACTGTGTATTTCATAATTTCTCCAAACATCTTTTACATATCTTTTTTTCAGATTTTATTTCCCAGCCAAATGTAATCTTATCATCATTATTATACACTTTTTTCCTTCGTTTGTCAACAACAAAATTAACTTTTTCTCCAGATTTAGAAGATTTCTTGCATTTATCACACACAAACATTAGAATTTTCTCTTAATTTTGTATTTTTCTTCAATATTTTCATAACTCTTTTTCTCAACTTGATGTTCCAAATTGAAATATTCTCTCCAAGTTACTGTCTCCCCTAAATTATTTACTCTCCAAATATGATTATGTAGATTATCTCGTTCTCTCCGAGAAACATTTCTTATTTCTTTAAATTTCTTCCAAGCATCTGGATGATTTTTCTTAAATCTTTTTAATCTATCTTTAACACTATCTATTGAAATTCCTAACTTTTTAGCTGCTTCTCTTATTTTCAGCCCTTCACCAAGAGGCTTTGCAGCTATCAGAAGCAATATCTCTATCTGTTTCTTTGTCACTTTCATAATATCATTATAACAAAAATCAGAACACAAGTCAAGGAAAAACTTGAAAAATAAAAAATTTTTCTTTTTTCTTTTATTCTTCAAAAACACCCCCTAAATGGGATGTTGGTTAGAAGGACGTATGTTATTTGATAAGTACATAGAGTGAATAAGGTTTCCCACATTGACTTCAAGTTTGAGCAATAAGGTCAAGTGCCAACAGAGTATAAAATAGGCCATTAACAGGGTAGATTAAACCAAGGATGGTTTATAGGACGTTAATATGGTGGGCTACGCTTATTGAGATTTACTGAACTCAGCCCAAAACCCATAGGCAAGGGGCTTCATAAGTAAATCTATGACAAAAAAGAAGAATCCAAGAAATACATTCATTTTATGTATATTAAGGAAAAATCTGGGGGGCAGGATAAAATATATAAATATATATTTATAAATATATATTATATCTTGCCTTGGGGTAGTAACAGAGTTAATTAGCTCAGGGTCTAACTATAACTTTGTAGATTTTATAAAGGAGACAGATATGGAAGAAGAAATTAAGCAGATGTTTGAGGAAATAGACAGGATTCATTGGATTGATGAGGATATTTGGATTGTTAAGCCGGAATGAAATGGCGAAAACTCAAAAAATGTGAAAGTTGTTCAAGATGGCTGGAAATCACAGAGTTTCTTAAACGTGAGGACAGAGAAGGATACTATTCTTGGTGTTTTGGCTGTATGAAAGAAAAAGGCAGAAGTGGGGATTATCCACCTTTGAGAAAACGTGGAGGTGGAACAATAGATTTAGGAGACAAAAATGAATAGATTATATCGAGTAACAATTTCAGAAAGAGCTGAAAGTATTGATTTGGGTAATCATTTTGAAATGGAATCTGGTATATTTGATGTATATGCTAAAAACGGAGAGGAAGCAGGGAAGAAAGCATTAAAGTTGGCAAAAATATATAATATTCCTAATCCCTTTGTAAGTGATATTGAGCATCTGCATAATATTTTTCTTTTCGTTAACTAAGACATCAATTTATTTAAACGATTTAAGGGAGACAAAAATGAATGAGAAGCAAGAAAAATCTGGGGAGAAATTAAAAGAGTCGGAAAAAAAGGATTCAGAAGGTAAAAAGCAAGCTCCTACTGGATGGATTTGCCCAAAATGTGGACAGGTAAATTCTCCTTGGGTTTCTCAATGTCCTTGTTCAAGTAATTGGTGTTCTCCGTGTCCTTATTATCACGACCCTTATCCAAACGGCACTTATGTTCCTGATTCATCACCAATGTGTTATTTTACTCTTTAAAAATGGCTAAGATACCAAAAGAGAATAAGTTTAAGATACAAAAGAGAGCAAAGTTTGATACATCTTGGCTTCCGGTGATTCAGAATCTTTCTGGTTTGGGGCTGAATGAAAGTGATATAGGGGTAATTCTTGGTTATGTTGGAAAGAATCCAAGAGATTGGCTTAATAATTTAAAAAAGAACCATCCTGAGGTAAAAGATGCTTGGGAATTAGGCAGACAAATAGCTGATGTCCAGTTAGTAACCAAAGCCTTTCTTGCTGCAACCGGATATGATTATGTTCAGAAGAAAACAAAACTTAAACCGGTAACAAAATATGATGGAGATGGAAAGGAATATACCAAATGGATTGAAGCAGAAAGAGAGGAAATCCAAAAACACGTTAAAGCTGACCCTGCTGTTTTGAAGTTTTTATTATGTAATAGACTTCCTGAGTTTTTCTCTGAAACCAAGAAATTAGAAATTGACCAGAGAACTATAAGTCTTAAGGGAGAAGATATTTCAAAAGAAATTAGGGCATTTGCGGGACGTCTTTTAGATGTTGCAGATAGAAAAGAAATAGATGCTGAATTTGTGGATAAGGAGACAGTAGAAAATGGAGATAGCAAGTTTAACAGAGCGTAGGGCAAAGTTTGTATATGAATCCGCACGGTTGGCAGCACAAGTAGCGGAAGCTCCCATTATTCCTGATGAATGGGAAAAAAGAGAATTGCCTTTTAAGGAACAATTCTATGAAGTAATTGAACGACAATGCGGAATGGAACGCTCTAATTCACCGGAAGAATTGCACGAAAGCTGGATGCAATCATATTTTGATATGGGGTGGGTTTATGGAGATACATATGACCGTGAAAAACGGATTCATCCCGACCTTGTGCCATACTCTCAACTTGGACAAGAAGAGCAAGACAAAGATGCTGTATTTATAGCATTGTGTGAAATTGCAAGACAATGGATACAATAGAGTAGGCTTTGGAAAATTAAAAGAATATTTAGCAAAACATAATGGATTTACCAGATAACCCAAAAGATTTTTATAACCTTATTCCAACTAATGTTCAGGAGAATTTGAGATTTAGGATTGATTTACATTCTCTATTAGGAACAGATAAGAAATTACAGGATTTATATTTAGAATTATGTTTGGAGTATTTTCCAATATTATTTTCGAGTTGTTTTTGGACATATAATCCACAGAAAATTCCAGGGGAAAGAAATCAACCATTTATTTTAAGACCAAAACAAATTGAAGCGGTAGAAAATTTAGATTGGTGTGTTAAAAATGGAGTAGATTTTGGAATAAATAAAAGCAGAAAAGAAGGTGCTTCGGAAATTATCGTTAAGTATTTTATTGGTAATGCTCTTTTAAATAATGATACTCATTTTATTTTAGGCTCAAGAACAAAAGAACTTGTTGATAATATCGGAGACCCAACTACTTTATTTGCTAAAGCAGATTATGCTATAGCTTCTTTGCCTCCTTGGTTAAGGAAGCGAATTAAGTATAATCCTAAAACAGATAGAAAGGATATGCAATTAAAAATAAGAATTACCAATTCTTCTTTATCCGGCTCAACAACAAATGAAAGTTTTAGTGCCGGTAGTAGGGCAACAGGTTTATTATTGGATGAAAATGGACGGGTTTATCCTCTTGGTTTGGCTGAATCTATTGAAGGTTCGGTTCACGATATTTCCGATTGTGTAATTTATAATTCTACTCATTGGTATGGAGAGAATCATCCGTTTAATAAAGCTATTCAAAGAAAATCAACAAAAGTTATTACTCTCTTCTGGTGGGAAAATCCAGAAGAATCTTATGGATTATATGCTACTCCTAAACCAGGGATTGTTGAACTGATTGATGTTTCTTATTATAAAAAGAACCATCCAGAAATATTTGAATTTGGAAAAGTATGTTCTCCTGAGGGCTATCCAATACCCAAACCATATACAGAGTCTTTTAGATTGGAAATAGCAAAACTGCCAAAAAAATATCATCATCTTTTTATTGCGGATGGTGGTATAGGATTGCCTTTACCATTACGAAGTCCTTGGCACGATGAGGAAGAGGAAAAAAGGAAAGGAAATAAAAGAGACTTTTATTGTAATATCTGGGGAACTCCTGTTGGTTCTGCGGATTGTGTATTTGATACTGCTATTTTAGCTAAAATTGAGAAAAAATGTAAACCTCCTCTTTATGAGGGGGAGATTATTTTTGATTATGATGATTTTGGTAAAATTGCAAGAAGTAGTTTTGTTGTTAATCACGGCAGGAAAAGATTAAAATGGTGGAGAGAGCTTAAATATAATCGTCCTAATCAGGAACATAATTACATTATTGGATGCGACCCTTCATATGGAATGGGTTCTTCAAATTCAGTAGCAAGTGTTTATGATGTAAATACTTTTGAAGAAGTAGGAAAATGGGTTTGTCCAAATACACCACCGGAAGATTTTGCTGACCTTGTAATTGCTTTGAGTAAATGGATAGGGGGAGTGAATGAATCTTTTATAATTTGGGAAAATAATGGGGGACACGGAGTTAATTTTACTAATAGACTTGTCTGGCATCATTATCCAAGGCTTTATACCCAGAAAGTAGAAGATGCCAAAGTTCGTAAAGTTGGTAAGCGATATGGGTGGAGAAGTAATAGAACTGCTAAAGCACATCTTTTAGGAGAGTTGGGATTAGCTTTGAGTGGGGGATTATCAGAAAAAGATTATAAATCTATAAAGATTTATGATATAGACCTTTTGAATGAATTAAGAGATTATATGTATGTTGGAAGTGAGATAACATCAAGCGAAAAAGCTGATTTACCTTCCGGTGCAAGGGAAAGACACGGAGATAGAGTTATAGCCGCTGCTCTTTGTGTTCTTGGAACAAGAGATGCTCCTCCTGGATTTTGGGAAAGAAAAAAGAGTGCTCCTTTTGGAACTTTTGCCCATAGATTTTTTGAAGAAGAGAAAAAAGATAAAGAAAAAGAAAGAAAAGAAAAATTTAGAAGAAGGGTTTATCTATTCAAATGAGCCAACGAATTATTGACCTATATGAACATAATTTGAAGCAAAGTCTTCCGGCTAAATTGCAAATAATGGCAACAGCTTGGCAGGAAAAGTGGAAAGAGCCTTTAGCAAAAAATCAAAAGTTGCTTAAATTGTGGGCTTCTGGATATTTTGATTCTTCTTATGAAAGGGAACATTTAATAAATCTTATTGATAGAGCTTTATTTACTATTGTTCCTTATCTTGTAGAAGGAAATCCAAAGGTTTTGGTGGAGACTAAAATTCCCAATATCCGTCCCTGGTCAAGAACTGTTCAACTTGGATTAAATTTTCTTATAGAAAAATATAACTTTGCTGAAAATGTTTTAATTCCTGTTGTGATAAATTCAATGTTTGGGGCTGGAATAACCAGAACAATTTTTGAATATGATAGAATAATATCTTTAGATGATGAAGTTATTAAAGCTGGTTCTCCAAGAGTAATAGTTATTGACCCTGCAAATTACATAGGAGACCCATCGGCTAAAAGACGTAGTGATTTTGTTATTGAGGGAGATATTTATAGGCTTCCAACAGATTATGCAAGGGACTTATTTTCAAAATATGCCGACCACATTAAACCCGATTGTAAGTTAGCTACAAAATTTGGTGCTGAAGAAATATCTTCTCCAAATTTTGATTATAATAGAATGTCGTTAAAGAGTTACAGTACCTTTATTGATATTTACTGTAAAGACGATAAAACAATTAAAACAATAATGCCAAAAGGGAAAAAAGCTGTTATTTTAAGAGAGGTTGAGTGGGATGGCCCTCGTGGTGGACCTTATGATTATTTGGCTTATCGATGGTATCCTGATACTCCTATTCCTCTTCCTCCTATGTGGTTTGTTCACGACCTTGATGTTACAATGAATGTGCTGGCTAAAACTGCAAGAGAACAAGCAGAAAGCCAAAAGAATATTGTTTTTATTCCCCCTGAAGCAAGAGAAGCAGGGAAGAAGATAGTTAGTGCTAAAAACTTGGATGTTTTAGAAGCCTCTTCTTCTGAATTGATTAAAGCCCTTTCACTTGGTGGAGTAAATCCAGAGAATTATAATTGGATGGGTTTTGCCGAAGATGCTTTTACAAAGACAGGAGTTAATGCGGATATAGTTGCCGGAAGAGGAGCACAAGCTCCGACTTTTGGTCAGGAAAAAATGGTTTTCAGAAATGCCAGCAGAATAATTGAAACAATGTATAATCGTTTTCATTCTTTTACTGAATCAATTTTGAAAAAGTTTGCTTGGGGTATGCTAACAGACCCTTCTGTTTATATCCCAGACATTGTTAAAATTCCTGGCGTTGGGGAACTTCCGGTAATTCTTTCGCAGGCAGATAAGGTTGGTGATTTTTATGATTTAATTTTTAAAATTGTTCCTTATTCAACACAAAGAACATCTCCAGAAGAGAAGTATGCAAAAACTATGCAGTTTGCTACTCAATGGTTGTTACCAACAATGCAACTTGCTGCTGCTCAGGGGGCAAGTTTGGATATACCTCTTATAACAAAGATTATGGCCTCTTATTTTGGTCTTGATAATTTAGAACATTATTATAAAACTGTTGTGCCTACTAATGTTGAAAATGCTCCTTTTATGATGTTCCCAAAGAAAAATAAATTTGGACAAATGAGTGATGCTTTCGGCACAAATCAGCAAAACAGAGAAGCTAATTTGCAACAGCAACAAGAACGGACTGCATTAACTCCAGAGGAGGAAAAATGAGATTAAAATTTTCTATTCTGCTTATATCTCTTTTATTATTAGTTGGTATCAAAACAAATGAATATCTTTATCCGGTTTTCCCAGAAGCCGTTAAGATAAAAGTTCAGGGGATTTATTTTTCTGATTGGGGAGAAAGTTGGCAAGGGTCTGCTGTTTTTATAGAGGATAATTTGTTATTAACTGCTGGACATTGTGTAAAAGATGCTAATGATATAACTATTATTGATAAGAATGGTAAAGAATATAAAGCGGTAAGTTGGTATTTAGTTGATGAGTATATTACAGATTTGGGGATTATTGAGGTAAATACTCCTGAAATAGAACCTAAAGCAAAATTTTCCTCCCCTAAAGTTGGAGAAAAGGTTATAGCTATCGGCAACCCATTTGGATATTGGCCCGTGAGAACCGAAGGAATTGTTTCTGCAATAAATATCGATGATGATTTTTTTGGGGAAAAGAATTTATTTTTAATTGATGCTGCAACAAACCCTGGTAATTCAGGAGGGCCTGTTTATAATAAGAAAGGGAATATATTAGGTATTGTTGTTGGAGGGATTCGAGGAGCACAGGGAACAAATTTTATTATTCCTGCTAAAGTTTGTGAACTTATTATTGAAAAATATAAAATAGAAAAAGAATTAGAGGAATCAGAATAATGCCTGTACCACGTACTCAAAATGTTGGAGAATTGATTCGATTTTTTAAAAAAGAACATTCAGAATGGTCTCATAAGCAAGTTGTAGCTGCTGCGTTAAATTCAGCCAGAAGAGCAGGTAAAAAGATACCAAAGAAAAGACTCCGAAGGAGAAAGAAATGAAAAAGAGTAAAAAAAACTGGGGGGAAAAGGTTTATATTGAATGGATTGATGCGATAGAAAAACCAGGGTGGAAATCAACAAGAAAGGCAACAGAGTTTGATGATGAAACTTTGTGTTTTACAAATGCTTTTTACATTGGAGAAGATAAGATTTTTATAAAAACCGCCCACACAATAGGGAAAAGTGATAAAAACGATGTTACTGGTGTGATGTGGATACCAAAGAAAACAATAACAAAAATTAAATAGAGGAAAATAATATGAGTGCCGAATGTAATGTTTCTGTGATTGCAGAAGTAACTGGTCTTGGGAAAGAAATTGATTTTATAGAAAAGTTTTCAACTACAACTCCTGAAAAAGTAATGTATAATTATGACGAAATTGATATTACTACGGAAGAGGCTTTGGATGTCGGTCAGATTTTAGAAGATGGTGGTACTGTTGAATTTATTATAATAAAAAATCTTGATAGTACAAACTATGTTGAGATTGATTGTAATTATACTGCTGAGACTTTTCGTGCAAATATTTATCTTGCTGCCGGAGATGTAGCAATGTTTAAACCTTCTGGTACAGTTTATGCAAAAGCGGATACGGCGGCTGTTCTCGTGGAATATGTAGTCATTGGAAAAGATGCTTAATAAAATAAGGAGACAGATATGTTGACCAAAGAAGAGATTTTAAAATTAGATGATGAAGAGGTAGAATTTTATTTTAAAAGAGAAATGAGACAAGAAGCATTAGCAAAAGCAAGACAAGAACTTTTGAATCGGGCGGATGTTAAAGAAGCAAAGACAATAAAATAGAAGAAAGAAGAGGTGAATTATTCCTAAATATACTGCCAAATGTACTGATTGTAAAAAGGTTTTTGATTATATTTCTACTATTAAAAAAAGAAATAAGTCCCCAAAATGCTCTTGCGGAGGAAAAACAAAAAGAGATGTAGAGTCTGAATTGTCTGGTATGTCTGATTTTAATGAGCTTAACAAAGATAAAGAAAGATTGTCAAACTCTCTTGCAATCTATCCTTCTCAATTAGAAGATGCAAAAAAAGTTCATCCAGGGGCAGAATGGGTTAAAGTGGGACATAGACTTTGTATGAAGATAAAGAATAGAGCAGAGAAATTACAAAGGATGAAAGAGCGGGGCTTTTGTGAATATCCGGCTAATCTGTTTGACCAGCGTGAAGGAAACTAAATGATTAGGAGATAGAATGAGTAAACAGATGACATTTAAAGAATTGCAAAAAGCATTATTGGATTATACAAAGAAGAATGGAGCAGGTTCACAAACAGTATATGGAGTTCTAATAAATAAAAGATTTACAAAAATGGATTTATTTAGATTGATAAACTGGTTAATACGTGAATTTATTTTTACAAGAGAAGAGTATCGAGAAGAGTTAATAAAATAGGAGACAAATAATGGATAATACCAAAGAGTGCCCTGTCTGTCATTGTAATTTCCGCCCAACGGAAAAAAATCCTGATAAGTGCGACTTATGTACAAGGGAGGGAAGAGAACCTCCTCAACTAAAGAAAGATATTTTGGTTGAGTCTTTATCTGAAAAGAAAATTCAAAGATTGATTGATGAAGCAATCGAGAGACATATTAAACAAGACCACGAAGTTGAAAAGAAAATTACATATAAAAAGAAATGTGTTAATTGTGGGAAGGATTTTGAGGCAAAAAGTGCAGCAACAAAATACTGTTCCGAGTGCAAGGGAACAAAATGAAAACAGAATTAAAAAAGAAGGAGACAAAAAATGCCTGAAGAAATTGATAATCCAGAGATAAAAGAAGATGTTCAAGAAAAAAATGTTGAAGAAATTGAAACTCAAGAAGTTGAGGAGATTCAAGAAAAAACAAAGGAAGAAAAAGAGGTTGAGGAAAAAGAAAACATTGTTACTCGTATTATAAATAAAGTTACGGGCAAGAAAGAGGAAAAAGAAGAAGAAGGGGATTATTTCCCAGATGATTTTGTAAATGCTGCAAGACAATCTGGAATGACAGATGAGGAAATAGTTGATTTTGCATCTAATTGTTCGGATGAAGAGTTAAAGGAATTGACCGCAACTTTAGCGGAGATGGGAATAGAAGAGACTCCAGAAGAAGAATCTGAAGAGCCTCCAGAAAAGGAAACAAAAGAAGTTTCCGAAGAAGATGTCTCTGAATTGGCAAAAATGAGACAAGAAATTGACAGCCTAAAACAAGATTTAGGAAAAGTCAAAAAAGATGAAACTGAAAAGTTTCTCGTTGATTTAGAGGATTATGCCAACAAAGCGTTTGATGAGGCCAGTAAGGAATTTGATGTTTTTGGTTTGACAAAGGATTTACCAAAATTTTCATCCGGCCCAAACAAAGGACAGTTTATTCCTTTAAGTCCGGCATTTAAAGCAAGAAGTCAGGTATATGATGTATATCTGAAATTTGTTCAGTTCGGGCAAGAGAAGGAAGAGGCTATGAAAAATGCTTTGGCTTGGCACAAAGGATTGAATTTAGAAAAAGATGTTGAGAGGAAAGCTATTCAAAGACTTAAAAAGAATGAGAAAAGACTTTCTGCTAAACATCAGGATAAGGATTTAATAAAGGAATATGAAGATGAGGATGAGGCTAAAGCTGATGTAGTAAGACAAATAGCAGCTAAAGCTGGAGTTAAGATGGATTAAAATTAGTAAGAAAGGAAAGGTAGTATTATGGCAAATCCAAGTTTTGAACAAGCGTTGGATATTAAGAAAAGTACGCTTGAGGCAATTTTAAGGAAGAATCCTCCTTTGGCAACTTATGCTTATTCAACGTATCAATTTTTTAATACTTATTTTAAGGGAAATGTTCAGCAAACTGGTGGGGATAAACTAACCGGCCACGTTACTCTTTCTTCAGAGGGTAATGTAACAACTGGTGGTTTTTATACTCCTGATTCCCTTGTGAAAAAGAATATCAATCAGGATTATGAATTAAAGTGGAGACGTTCCTCTGCTGGAATGCTTTACAGTTTGATTGAGCAAGATATTAACAAAGGCCCGTTGGAGATTTATAATGCAACGGAACAGCAAGAAAAGTCAATGATAAAGGATTTGGTTGAAGAGGTTATGCTTAAATGTATTCTTGGGCCTACAAGCTCAACGGATACTGATAATCCCTATGGCATTAGTACTTGGCTTTCTCTTGGAACTACCGGCCAAACTGGTGGTTTTAATGGTTATTATAGCTGTTATAATGATGGAAGTACTCCTGGTGAAGCTTTTGCAAAAGCCGGAGTTACTTGTACATCTACAGTCCAGCCAGATTGGGCAAATTATTTTGCTGACCACGATGGAAATATTGATGATAGTTTGTTGACTATTCTTGATTTGGCTAATTTGGAGCTTAATTTTCAGCCTCCGGTTATTCCAAGAAACCTTGAAATGGAAAGAGTAACTTTTGCAACTTATACTAATAAAAATGTTATTAGTAAGCTGAATTCTTTCTATGCAAAAGCAGATGATAATATGGGTTATCGTCCTAATAGCCATTATGGAACTCCTACATTTAACGGTATTCCAATGGTGTATTGTCCCCCATTGAATACTGCTAATACTTCGGTTTATGGAACTGACCCGATTTTTGGAGTTAATCATAATGTATTGTATCCTGTGATTTTGAAGAACTGGAACTTTAGAGTAGTAACTCGTCCGGTTGCTGATAATCACACGATGGAAAGTTTATTTATTGATTTGGTTTATCAGAATTGGTGTAATTCGAGTCCAAAATATGCTGGGTATCTTGTAACTAATTCCACCGTAACCCCTTCGTAATACGAGGGTTAAGAAAGGAGAAATTATGATTGCACAAACATATGGAAATCCTCGTGCAGAAGTTATTACTGTTTATTATACGGGGACTTCTGATTTATATGAAGGTAGTCCGGTTTGTTATGAGTTTGATACAGCTACAAACTGGTATGGAGTGGATACTTATGATAATTCAGAAAGTACCACTACAACTGACGGGTATCAAAACGAAGGTAAGTATATGATGGTTAAAGACCCCGATGCGGATAACATTCACGCTTTTGCTGGGGTTGTTCACGCTGATTCTGCTGGAACTACTAACCCAGGACTGATTAAGATTTATGTTCCTAATGGGGCTGTTGTTCCTGTTCGTGCAGACCAAGACTGTACTGAAGGTTTAACAGTTCTTGCAGTACATACCGGAGAGTTGACTTTAACTGCTCCGCACGAGACGGCTGGTCGTCCTGTTGCTGTTGCCTGGGAAACATATACAAGAGGAGCTTCAACTGCTGGTTTGATTCTTGCCAAATTAGACCCGAATATGTTTCTGTATCAGAAGGGTGATGCTGCTTCTTTGAGCGTTGATGATGAAGATACCGGCAATATGGTTATCAACAGGATTGATGTTACAAGTGCTCAGACTTCCGGCAATTTTACAGCGTTGTCAGTTAAGGGAGCAATGACTGGAACTGGTGCTGCAACTGGTACAGGATTGGCTTTATATGCAGAAGCTACCATTACTGGGGTTGTTAGTGGTGAAACAGCGGGTTCAAGTTTTTGGTTAAATATAACTGGTGGAACACAAACAGGTGCTGAACTTTATGCTGCGGAAGTGGGTCTTTATGAAAGTGGAGCAAATTTAGCTGCTATTGAAAGGATTTCTCCACTTTGTGTAAGAAGTCAGTTGGACGGAACTAATCCTCCAAGTGATGGACACTATATGATGACTTTTATTTGTGATGGTACTGGAGACCATCCTGACGGTTGGTTTGCTACTAACGAAGTAGAGGATATTGCTATGACGGAAGAAACCGGTTCAATGACCAATGCTATTGCATTTAAGGTTGGCCCTCCAGGTTCGGAAACAACCTATTATTTAATGGTTAGTAATTCTGTAAGTTAATTTTATTTAGGAGACAGTTATGTTAAGATTGGATTTAACCAATTACAGTTATCCTTTTGAAGGATTCGAAAGGGTTGATGGAAAAGTTGTGCAAGTTAATAAGGAAAGGGAAAAGGATGTCAAGTCTGAGTTATATCAGATATTAAGACTTCCTGGTTTATTTCAGAATGTGGAACAAGTTGTTGAAGCGGTAACTATTGCCAGGAATATAAGGGATTGCGAGGAAGATTCTATTGATTTAACGGAGAATGATTTCAAATTAGTAAAGACTGCTTTTGATAAGTTAATTTCAAGGACTCACGATTTAGCGAAAGGTCAAGTTGCTTTAGGTGGGCCTGAATATGAAGAGCTTATTTTAAGAGTAGCCTCTGCTGAAAAAGTTTGATTCGGGATGGGGATTCTCTGTCTCCTGACGATTTGGTTGGAAGCTCGAAAGGGCTTCCTTCCAAATCATTTGTAAGGAATAAAAATGAGCAATATGAGGCTAACATTTGAGGATGTGTATAACAAAGTGTCGGAGTTTTTGGGTTTAGGCTCTGCTCCTACGGATTCTGATGTTTTAACCTCTGTTAAGGATTTAACTTATAGAGGTTATCGTAGGTTTCTTTTTCCAATTGACCCTGAAACAAAACTTCCTTATCATTGGAGTTTTTTAAGGAAAACAGCAACTTTGAAAGTAGAAGATGGGAAATGGATTTATCTTTTGCCTAATGACTTTGTGAATCTTATAAGTGGTTTTAAGTTTATTGCTGGGGAGGATAAGGATAATCCTGAAATTAGAAGTGAATCTCAAATACTCAGTATGAGAAGTGAATCTGTTGCTGAGGCAACACCTTCTTACTATGCCATAAGACCTTCAACTTATGAGCGTACAGTAGGTCAAAAACAGGAAGTAATTTTTTGGAAAACGCCTGATGCTTCTTATGATTATTCTTATACATATATTTTTGACCCTGAAAAGCCTACCGATACTACTGATGTATTTGTAGGAACTGCCAGAGTTTCAGAGATAATTTTACAGTGTGCTTTAGCTGCTGCTGAACTCCAAGAGGATGAAGTGGTAGGCCCACAGGAAGCCAAAGCTGCTGAAATGATAAATGCTTTAATGATACAAGATAAAGATTTTCCTCAAATGTATGACCCTAATTTAGTTTCTTCAAAAAGCTGATGAGTAAATTAACAAAAAAATGTGCTTCTTGTGGAAAAGTTAAATCTCTAAATAGTTTCTATAAAGAGACACGACAAAAAGATGGAAAAAATTGTTATTGTAAGGTTTGTCAAAGACAAAGAAATAAAGATAATTATCAGAAGAATCGAGAAAAATACAAACAATGGCGAAAAGAGTATCGGGAATCTGAGCACGGCAAAAAAGTAAGACGTAATGATTCTTATCGAAGAGAATATGGAATAACTCTTGAGGATTATAATAGGATGTTTAGTGAACAACAAGGATGTTGTGCAATTTGTGGTAAAAAGGAAATACACAAAAATCAACGGAAGATTAAACGGCTTGGAGTTGACCACAACCATCAAACTGGCGAAGTAAGGGGTTTGTTATGTCAAAGATGTAATATTTTGGTTAGTTATGTGGAAAATTATTCTGATTTAGTTCAAAAAGCAAAGGATTATTTGGAAAGAGGTAATGAGTAGATTAAGTTTAACATTCCAAGATATTTATCGTGAGGTGGCTGAGTTTCTTGGCCTTACAGATTCCCCTACTGACGTTGATAAGAAAAAGGTTAAAAAGGTAGTTTGGAGAGGATATAGGAATTTTTTATATCCTCTTGATAGTACAGGAAAGTTACATCATTGGAGTTTCCTGAATAAATCTTATACCTTTACAACTAATAGTGAATGGAGGTATGCTTTACCGGATGATTTTTCAGAAATGCTAACTGACCCTGTTTTTGATAAAGATACTGGTTATCCTCCATTGACTAAGGTTGACGGGAATTGGATAACAAGAAAAAGAGCAACCGCAGAATTTAGTGCCTATCCTGAGTATTATGCTATTGTTTCATCGGGATATAGTTTGGAAACAGGAACTAAATATGAAATGTGGTTATATCCTACTCCAAATCAAGGTTATTTACTTTCCTTTTTCTATCGGTTTGACCCATTGAAACCAGAGGATACCACTAATTTGTTGGTTGGTGGGGTTAGATTAACAGAGGCTATCCTGGAGTCGTGTTTGGCCGTAGCAGAACATCAGCATAAGGGGGAGCTTGGGATTCATAACCAGTTAGCAGCCGAGTTGATTAGAAGAATGGTTGCTGCTGATAATATAATAGATGGTAGTTATATCGGAAATTTATATGGGCCACGTTCTACTTGGCCTCGTGATTACAATTTGGTTTCGGATGTAGAAATAACAACAGAAAATATGTATGCTGGGGACTAATAACTAATTTAGGAGAAAATTATGAGTTCAGCGAATTATTTTGAGACAAGACGTAAGGCGTATAATTTACGAACAAAAGCAGTAACTACAACTTATACTACAAGGGCGGGTGGAACAAGTGATAATTTTATTGAGGATAGAGTTATTACTGTTACCAACCCTTCTGATGATTTTACAATTACTGTTTCTGATGGTACTTATGAAGGTCAAAGATTATTGATTACTCTTTTGGCTAATACCAGTTCAAAAACAGTAACTGTAGCAGCTACTACGGGGTCTGCTGGTGATAGTACAATGGCAACAGCAGGAATGTATATGTCGTTGGAGTGGGTAAACTCAACTACCGGCTGGGTAGTTTTATCCGAAAGCGTAACATCTTAATAGGGGGTTAATATGTCAAAGTACGCAGGAACAAGTTTAGTAAGAGTTCCTTCGAGTGGAGGTTCTAATCGGGTAACCATACCTGCCACACCTTTTCAAATAAGAGGTGGTACAGGTACGGGGGGAGCAGATAGTGTTCCTTGTAAAGAATGTATAATTGTTGCTCCAACAGGTAGTACAGATATTAGGGTGAATATTGATACTGCCTGTACAACAACCACAGGAATACCAGTTCCAGAACAACTATTAGCCAATGAGAATGCAATGTATTTAAGATTGCCGATAGATGATTTAAATCGGCTTAATTTTATTGGAACTGAAGGTGATTTTGTTGATATTTTGTACTGGAGTTAAAATGGCTAAAAAATTTACAAGACAAGAATTAAAAGAATCATACTTGAAATACTGGAGAAAGCAAAAGGATTTGGGGCTTCCGGCTGCCTACATTCTTTCTTGGTCAGGTTGGCTTAAACAACTTAAAAAAGAAAAAGGAATAAAACTTCCTCCAAGAAAACGTACAATTAAATCTCTTTATATTAGACCCGAAACAGAGAAAGCTTTAAAGGAGCTTAAACAAAGAAGGCTCAGAAGGAAAAAGTAATGCCAACAATCGAACTAATCCCGCCGATAAAGGGAATCTCCAAAGGTCTGCCTGTAAATAGAGAACAACCGGCTACTTCGGGGTATATGAACAATGTGCGTCCAAGAGATGTTCTGGAGAAAAGGATTAGATTAGGCCAAAGGCCTGGATTAGATAAGTGGGGTGCTGGAAATCAAATTGGTGGAGCAAAGATGCCTATTATTATGTTATTGACTGTTACGGTGATTGAATGATAGTAGTAGCTGGTGTAAGAGATGCAGGAAATTCGAGAAGTGTTCGGGCATATACGGATGCCGGAGTTTCTTTATGGGATTATGATACTGGGGGAAATACAAGAGATGTTTTTATAGATTCCCTTAATGATGTTTATATAGTTGGTGATGAATCAGGCAACAAAAATTTTTGGAAATTAGATGGAGATGGGAATTTATTAAGTAGTTTAGATATATCAGGAACACATACGTTTAGTATAGATTTAGATAGTGATGGAAATATTTTTATTGGAAAAAGTAATGGGACAAGTTCAGGATATATTGCAACAAAAATTTCATCTGATTTAGGAACACAAACACATTTTCAGACAGAAGATGGTTATTCTAATGCAAATTCTATTAAGATAGCTTCATCTGATGGTCATATTTATATAGGTTCTGGGGGTAATGTAGATAATTTAACTAAGTGGGATAAAGATGATTTGACCAATAAATTATGGAGTAAAGACCCATATACAACAAAGAATATAGCAGTCATAGTAGAGTTATCTAATAATATTATTATTGTTGGTTTTGCTTCAGGAACAGGTTATGAAATTCGTGTTTATAATCCAGATGGTAGCGGGGGTTCTTGGTCTTATGAAGTAGGTGCTAATGTAAATGATTTAGTAGTTGACGACAATGATAATATATATATTGCTTATTCTGGTGGGATTATTAAATTAGATTCGGACGGCAATGAATTATGGAATAATGAAAGCGGGAAGAATATTTTCGGAATAGCAATAGTTGAAGGAACGGTTGTAGCTTGTGGGAATAGAGAGTCTAATTATAGTGTATGGGTGGTTGATGCTGATGATGGGACTGAAACAGGATTTATTGATACCGGAACTGATGCAAGAAAAATAAATCCCACAGGTCTTATTTTACCAAGTGAATCTATTTTGTCTGATAAACATTATTCTAAAAAATTAGTAGGGGTTGGAAATGATGAATTTTGGTATGAATCTTCTGATGGAGTAATGTCTGAATTGTCTGACGCCACTGGAGATATAGATACCAAAAAACAATTAGCAATGTTTGATGCTTTTCAAAAAGTATTTATAGCCAATGGTTCAAATCTTAAAGTAGCTGACTTCATAAATACCAAGATTGTGGATGCTAATGGATTTACTACTAAACCTTCTCACGGAGATATAGTTTATCAAGCAGGTACAGACGCAGCGGAGATTGTAGTAGATTTTATAACAGGAACAACTCTTTATGGTTATGTGAGAAGTGGTACTGTTGAAGAAACAACAGCGATAACGTCAAAAACAGGCGGAGCAGGAGATACAATTTTCCCTTCCCCCGATAGTGTAACTGCTAATCCACATTGGTATGATTGGACATCTTACGATAATGATTCAACTTATGGCTCTTTACCAAATGAAGCATATTTAGGGTGTAGATATAGTGGTAGGTGTGTATTAAGTGGAAACCCATCTTATCCCCATCAATGGTATATGTCTCGACAGGGAAATCCTTGGGATTGGGTTTATATTGCTAATGATGCTCAATCTCCGGTTGCAGGAAATAATGCTGATGCCGGAGAAATTGGGGATGTTGTTAAAGCACTAATTCCTTATGGTGATGATTTCTTAATGTTTGGTTGTGCTAATTCAATGCACGTTTTGAGAGGAGACCCGTGTTTTGGTGGTTCTATAACGGAATTAAGCTCAACAGTAGGAATCTTTGGGGCGGGTAGTTGGTGTTTTGATGATGCTGGGAATTTATATTTCTTTGGGACAGACGGGATTTATGTTTCCCCATTAGCCGGAGGAGGCCCAGGAAATCCGCAATGTATATCTAAATCAGCTATTCCTGATATTATAGGTGATGAGTCTATTGATGCTGATTCCCATAGAATAACAATGGGTTACGACAGGGAAAGAAATGGACTTATAATTTGTATTACTAAATTAGCTGATGGTTCTAATTCTAATTACTTTTATGACCTTAATATAAAAGGATTTTATCCTGAAAGTTATCCTGATGTTTGTGGTGCATATTCTATATTCTATTATCCACATAATGACGAAACATATAAAGGACTTTTATTAGGATGTAGGGATGGATATATTAGAGTTTTTGATGATTCTGCTACGGACGATGATTCGGGAGGTTTTGATACTGCAATAGATTCTTATGCAGTTTGGCCTATTTATCAAATGGGGGAAGATGATAAAGAAGGGAGACTTACTTCTTTGACTTTTGAATTAGCCGGTGGTGGAACAAGTGATACATTTGGAGATACAAATACAGTTGATTATGAAATTCACGTTGGAGATGATGCTGAAACTGTATTGGAAACTATAATGGATGGAGGTACGGCAAGGGAGTCAGGGACACTGATAGGTATAGGAGACACGGGAGGAAAATCCCGACATAAAATCAGAAAAAGAGTAAGAGGGGCTTATTTAGGCTTAAAACTTGGTGATGATACGGATTCTAAAACTTGGAGTATCAATAGAATCCTTGCTGACATTAAAAGAGTGGGAAAGGTAAAGTAATGGCAATTTCTTTAGAATCTTTATTAAGTCGAGCAGAAGAAAAAGAAGCTGCTGCAAGAGCAGCTAATATTGCAAGACAACAAAGGATAGAAACTATTTTCGATGAAATAATTGGTAGGTTTCGTCCTGGTGGAGCTTATGGTGCAGGAATGGAAGCTCAAATTGCAAGAGGAAAAACAAGGGATGTTGCTGCCGGTATGCAACAGTTAGTAAGTTCAGGGCTTTATGGTACTACTTTAGCTGCCGGACTTCCTAAAAAATGGGAAGAGGAAGTTGGTATGCCTGCCAGACAGAAATTAGAAGATATAAGAATGGAGAGACTCAGTGAAGCTCAAATGGGGAAAGCGGGGTTTCTCGAAAGAATACAAGAGCCTTATCCTGATTATGCTCCATTTATGCAAGCTGCTGCCGGTGCAGGACAAGTAGCAGGTTATGGTGGAGGAATAGCCGGTGGAAGAACCGTTACAAGGACAATGGAACAAGGCCCATCTCCCTGGGAAGCAGGATTTATGGGAGGTGGTTGGAGTCTCGGCCCTCAATCCTGGGAACAACGGGGATATGGAGCAATGCCAAGTGGAATAACTCCTGGAGTTGGAGGGACTCCTCCAACTGAACCTCGTATTCCTTATGGTGGAATAGAAGCTGGAGGGCCTCGTATGGATATTGATTTTGGGGGTAAAGGAACTACCACAGGATATACTGGTGCTAAACCTCAAAGTTATTCAAAATGGTTAACACCAAAAGGTGCTGGTTGGGGGATGAAAACAATAGGAGCATCTGAAGCAGTAAAGAAAAAACTGTATCTTAAATATCTTGAAGAATTTAAAACTAAACATCCTGAGTATGTTAAATATGTTGGGGGGAGTCAAGTGCCATCTTCTTCAGGAACACCAACAGGAACTTATGGTAGAACAAGTTTGGGGTATTAAATGAGTTTATTGCCATTAGTTAAAAATGAAGATTGGAATGCAGTAAGACGTAACTTCCAGCTTCTATCTTCAGGTTTAAGAATGGGGCCGGATGCTGAACCTACGTTTGGGGGATTGACTCTTTCTAAAACCTGTACAGTAGCCAATGGCTTAAATATTTTACGAGTTACAGGTCTCCAAACAGACGGAACTGCAATGACTGGTACTTTGCAGGGGGCATATATTGATGTTAGTAATGGAGATACGGCAGCAACTGGTACAATACGGGCAATGGAATTAAAAGCTCGTACAGAAGCCCCAGGGGATAGTGGTAGCAATGTGAATGTTCTTGAAGGGTTATCAATTAGTGCTGACTCTAAAGACCACAGTGTTACAACAATGCGGGGAGCAGAGTTTATTCTTGATGGTTCAACTGGTGGAACAATCACTGAAGCAGTCGGATTAAGAATAGCCAATAATTTACAAGCTAATAAAGCTACAACTTCTTACGGCCTCCAAATTTATAGAGATAGTTTTGATTATACTGCTGATATACAATTATCAGGAGGAGGAACAATAGGGGGTTCTTCTGGAGCTATGAAACTTTCTTCTACGGGAGAATTAACCCTCTCTTATGATAGTAGTAATTATTCTGTATTTTCTATAGGTTCTGGTGGAGATTTGACTATAACTTCTTCGGGAGGGGATATAAGTTTAGGAGATGAGAACTTAACTACAACGGGAGATGGTAGTTTTTCAGATTTGACTATTTCAAGTAGTGGAAATGCCCAAGGAACTTTATCACTTTCAAACTCTACATTAACAGCAAGTGCTACTTTCACCGGATTAACTCTTGATTATACAAAAACATCAGGGACAAGTGGAGCATTAAAAGGAATAGAGATAGATGTAACTCATAACAATGATAATAATTTAAGTAACTTATATGCTATTGATATTGCAGTAGATTTTAAGCTGGGTACTTTAACGGGGGAATCATATCTCTTTAATTTTTCCGCCGAGCAAAGCGGTGGAACGATAGAAGATGATATTTATTGTCAACACAATTATTTAAGCCTTAACATAGGAACATTAGAAGACGATGCTCACGGATTTTTTCAAAAAGTTGTTGTTGGCACAAGTCATTCTGGAATTGACGGTGATTTATTTGCCTGTGAATTAGACGCATCCGATGCTTACGATAAAGTAGCCGGTAAAGTATATGTTCTACATCTAAAAGGTTCTCACGCTGATTATGGAATATGGGATGCTTCAGGAGCTAATTGGGCTTTAGACGGAGACAATCAGAAGATATTATTCGGAGAAGGGCAGGACGCTTCAATTTATTATAATGCCACTGATTTGGTTATCAACCCTAAAGAAGTAGGCACTGGTAAAGTTAATCTAAATGCCGGTGATTTAACAACGACAGGAGCAGGTCATTTCGGAGGAGCTTTAGATACCGATAGTACGTTAGTTGTTGACGGAACAATGGCGGTAGGAACAACAATTGATTCTGCAAAAAGTCTTAATGTTTATAGCTCTGGAAGTACAATTTCACGAGGAGCATATTTTAGTGTACTTTATAGTGGTACAAGTCAATCCTGTTATGGCATCTATTGCCAAGTATTAGGGAGAAGCACAAATGACAATCCAAGAGCTTATGGTGGGAGATTTCAAGGTGTAAATTACAGAATGAAAGACCAGACAGGACTTGCTGGTACTTATGGAGGAGATTTCAGGGCACAAGATTATCAGAATACGGTTTATGGTACTGCTGGTGGTACTTATCAGTTTTATTGTGGTTATTTTTATACACCAAACGCAGCAGGAGATTGGACAACTCACGACCCGACAGTAAAAACCTATCGTTTATTTCTAACAGGAACTCCAACCGGATTCGGTGATAATCATACGGATTATGCTATTTACTCTCAAGGCGGACAATCCGTTCACGCTGGTAATTTAAGAATAGGCTCGACCACTGACCCTGTTCGTACTCTGGATGTTACGGGGGATGCTACTTTCGGTGGTACTACCAATTATGCCAAGTTCGATACGAACGGTGAGCTTACTTTATATGGCACGGCAAGGGTATTAAATCACCTTCGAATACCGGCACAGGTATTCAAAAAAGTCGTAGGGGGCAGTCCGCCGGAAGAGAAAATGGAAGGAATAATAACTACTCTTGACTTCGATGATTCGGCAAACGAGCAGGTTTATTACGTTGAGGTTTCTCCGTTTAGAATGGATGCTACGGTAGATATTGAAATAGAAATAGATTGGATGTTCGATGCTAATCAGGCCGATAATACCAAAAAAGTAAAATGGGGAGTGGAATATATTAGTCTTGGGGCGGGGGAGGCCGTAGATGGTGCAACTACTACTACGACCCAGCTTTCGGCTGGAAATCACAATACGGGACAGGGTAATATAGTAAGAACAAATTTTGAGACGGGATTAACTGGTATTGCTATTGGTGATATAATTGGAATAAGAGTATTCAGAGATGCTGTTAATGACGACTTTGTCGGAGATGCTCGACTAATCGTGCTTCATCTTCACTTTACTACCAATAAATTAGGAAAAACAATAACTTGAGAGAATAATTATGGCAGACCTGATTTTGACTTTTAAGCTTCCAGAAGCTAAAATTGCTAAAGCATCAAAAGGCTTCTTGAAACTTTATCCTAACGATGAGCTAAAAGAAGATGGAACACCGAAATATACAAACCAGCAGTGGGTGAAAGAACAGATACGCAGAATAATTATTAGAGACATTCATCGAGGATTGCAGATGATTGAGAACGAACAAAACATTATTCAATATGATAATACGATAGTTACAACAGAATTGGAGAAGTAAAATGCCGGTAGAAATTCGACAACCGATGATGAAATTATATGGTGAAGCTGCTTATTTAACAGGTCAAGCCGCTCGATTAAGAGAAGAAGAAAAAGCTGCCAGAGCCGAAGCTCAAGAGTTAAGGTCTTTTCAAGCCCGACAGGAATTGGAAAAATTCCAATCTGATTTGAGTTTAGAAAGAGCCAAGTTTAATTATAATTTGGATTTTGAAAGAGATAAACGTGCAAGATTGTGGGAACTTGAAAAAATGGAAATGGCTTCAAGGATTGATTTTGAAGAACAGGAACGGAAAAGAATAGAGAAAAAAAGAAAGTTGGAAACAGCCTTAGCTAAAATAAAAGAAGCAAAAGAAAGCGGAATTATCACAGAAGACCAAGCAGATAAACTTACATTAAAAGCATCTCTTGATTTCTCAGAAGTTGATATTTCTGATAAATTGCTATTCCCCCCAGAAGAAAAAAGAGTAAGTGAAGTAGATATAGCTCGTGCAGGAAAGTATTTAAAAGAATATGAAGAACCTGGATTATTTGCAAGGGGTTTTACAAGACTGACAGGACTTGGAGCACCTTCGGAAATAGAAAGGCGATTAAAAGAACATTATGAAAATGTACTTCAAAAGGGATTACAACCAGAAGCTCAACCAGACTATTCTATTTCTGGGTATGAATTAGGTGAAATCATTGTTGTTGATGGTAAAAGATATGTTGTAACTGGAATTGACGCTGATGGTATGCCATTAGTTGACCTTATAGAGTGAAAAATGTCCATTAGATTAGATGAAATTAGAAAAAAACCTGAAAAAGGAATCCGTTTAGACCAACTTCAAGCACCCAGAGGAGTACGTCTTGATGAATTAAGGCCGGAAAAAGGAAGTTTTCTTGGGGGATTGTGGAGAGGGGTGAAGACCGAACCTACAAAAGCTCTTCCTTTCTTTGGGGGACTTATCTCTATTGAAGAAGCATCTTCTATTATTGCTGCTGGGAAAAGAATTCAATCAAATGAATATGAAGAAGTTCCTTTTTTTGGTGCTGCCGAAACAGAAGAGAAATATTCTAAACTTCGGCAGTATGGAGCTTGGGTAACTGCTCCTACCAAATTACCAAAATGGACGCCAGAAATTCAACACAAACACGATATAAGACTTATAGAAAATTATTTTGAGAAATTAGCTACTCAAGAAGCCGAGGCAAAAAAATATGGAACAGGATATACAGTAGGTAGAATACTTTCTGGGATGCCTTCTTTTATGATTGAATTTGCAGCAACCGGAGGATTACAAACACTTGGGAGCAAATTAGCTAAACAAACAGGTAAGAAATTATTAGGAAGATATGCTGCTACAAAAGCCGGTAAAGCTGCTTTAGCAACAGGAGGTTTTGCTGTTGGAACTGCTGCACGAGCAGCAGGTATGCCTCATAGAGCAGCAGAAGCTATTTTAAAACGCCAAATTCCTCAGGATATTAAAATAACTGATAAAGGTGTTGAAGTTGTTGGGCCGGTAGAGAAACCTTATACTTCTATTTACAAAGGATTGCTTGACCATTATACAGAAATTGCATCAGAACAAGCCGGAGAATATATTGCTCCTATTATATCCAAAGGTTTTACAAAATTACCTTTCTTTGGTAAAATTATTTCAAAAATACAACAACGCTGGCTTAAATTAAATCCTGAGAAAAGTGGTATAAATTTTGCAAATAAAATTAAAAGTGCTGTAGGATTTCACGGAGTAATTGCAGAGATAGGGGAAGAGTACCTTGGTGATATAACAAGAGCTATTACAGATGTTGAACATTTTGGGGCAGGAGAAGATGCTGGTGTATTGGAGAGAATTTCTGCTGCGGTAGCTCAAGATACAAGAAATTTACCTGCTATGGCTATTGCTTTTGCTGTTCCTGGAGTTATGGGGAAAGCCGTATCAAAAATTTCTCAAAGACAAATAGATAAAATTGAGAAAAGGGAAAAATTTAAAAAAGAATTAAATAGAATTAGAACTTTGGAAACAGAAACACCTACTCAAATAGAAACCGCTGAAGGGATAATAGGTTTTGAAGATGATTTTGAAATTGAAAAATATGAGAAAATAAAACCAAAATATGAATTTGAAGCTCCTGGCTATTTTACCTGGTCAACTCCCAAATGGTTAATAAACAGACTAATGGGAGTAGAAACTTTATTGGAAGATGTAGAAGCAGCAGAATTAGCAAGACAGGTGGAAAAAAGAGATTTGTTATCCTGGGTTAGCAAAATAAATCGACAAATAAAAAAACAAAGAATTTTAAAACTAATCCCAGAAAGACTTGAAGAAGAGGCTAAAAGAGAAGCAATAATAACTGGGGTAAAGATTAGTAAAACCCGTGCTGCTCGTTTAAGACGAAAAATAGAAGATAGAAATCCTATACATATAATGAGAGATTTGTTAGATACTTATGAAGAAGCTCCTGATTTTCTTGATGCGGAAAGTACAAGAACATTTAATCAAGTAAGAGAATTAACTCGTTATATGAGGCAAAGAGCTAATATGGTTCGAGAGAAGATGGGTTTGCCTCCTATAAAATATGTAGAAGGATATATTACTCATTGGTTTGATACTGTTTCTCAACAAATTGTAAATAAAGACGTTCCCGTTCATTCTGGTTTTCTTTATTATTTAATGAAGGATTTACCAAAGAAAGTTAAAAATCCGACTCAGATGAAACGAATAGTTCACGGAAAACTGACTGAATATTTTTCAAAGGATTTAGGAAAACTTTTAAGAACAATGATTGCTTATGATTTAAAGGATATTTATATCACTGAACCTTATATGGCAGCTTGGGAAGAATTAAAAAGATTAAGGCAAGAAAAAGAGATTCCTCGGTCGGTATTTAATGAAGTAGAAAAATATTTAGAATATGATATAAGAAAATTCAAAACTCCACTTGATGAAAAGTTTAACAAAACCTTAAAAAAACCAACAGATTTTATAAATACAATTTTAGTTCCTTTTGGTAAAACCATTACAGACCCATCAAGAAATTTATTGGGGGGTCTTCGTCAAATGGCTCATATCTCCGGTCTTGCCGGCCCTCCTTATGTCGGGAGACCGAAAACACTTACACGAAATTTAGGTCAAAGATTACTTCTATTAGATTTCTATCGGCCTATTGATTATTCAAAAGCACAAATGATAGCTTTTGGTTTAGCTAAAATGCCGACAGTGAAACATCCAATAACCGGAGAAGATATTCGGCTTATAGATTATATTAGAGAACAGGATTGGTATAAAGTAGCTTTGAATAAATTTGCTGATTTTGACTCAAAAATAAGAGGAATACAACAATCTGTATTAAAACCTTATAGTAGAACTCATATTGGTTCTCAGTTTATAAGTAATGTAGAGGTTTCTGCCTTCACTGGTTATTTGGATTGGCTGCATAATTATCAGTTATCTAAAGATGTTAATTCAAAACATTTTAAGAACTGTGTGGAAAAAGCAAAGGAATTAGGAATACCAACTCAAGAGCTTCTTACCCAGGAAAGTGATATGAATTGGAATTTAAGAGAATCAGTAAGAAGAACTCAATGGGAATATATGAGTATTTCTATGCCCACTTGGTATCGAGGTGAGTTCAAAAGAGTATTGGGAATTTTTCAATCTTGGTGGATGAATTACTTTTTTAATCACGGCAGGGAATGTATAAATCAAGTGGTAACTGGAAGAAATTCAAAAGGCAGACTCTTAACTCCTGGAGGACGACTCAGAGCACTAAAAGGGACAGGAACTATTGTGGGTATTGCTAAAATAGGAAAAAGTGTATTCAAATTAGAAATGTTAAAATATTTATTTCTCCCCTTTCCTGGTTACTTACCACCGATTGTACAATTAACAGCGGGGATTCTCGAATATCTTGCTGCTGATGATGATAAAGAAAGAAAACGAGCAGCAGCAAAAGTAAAATATGGACTTAAATTTTGGATTCCTTTTTCTGCGTTTTTGAGAGATGCTAATAGATTATTCAGTGGAGAATATGATATTTGGGATTTCCTTTTTTATAGAAAGAAAAAGAAATGAAGGATGACCACGACAAAATTATAGAAATTGGTGTCAAATTAGATACAATAATAGAGCAGTTTTCCAATCATTTGAAACATCATTTCAGGTATTCTATTCTTGCCTGGAGCATAACTTTAACTTCTTTGATTGGTCTGATTTTAATGATATTAAAAAACTAAAAGCAGGGACGACCACCGTCCCTGCCTTAGTGAGAAAGGAAAGGTCTATATTTATAAGAGAAAGAAAGTACCATTAACCCTTTGTTCTGCAATTTGAGAACCATTAGCTACTTTTTTTAGTATATCAAATATATTTCCTACACGTTCAAATTCATCAATGTCGGTTTGAGTTAATTTAAATTGACAGCGGATATACTCATTTGTTACAGATAAAACATCTGTATCATCTTCAATATTATTTTCAATAATGCAAGGGTCATTTTTATTGCCTGCATAATATCCAAAATCTCCGTGTCTTAAAGTTCTTTTTTCAACTTTTTCCTTAAAATCACAATGTTTCTTTAATGCTTCTACAATGGTTTCTTCCGAAAAATCTTTGCCTCTGATATTAAAGGTTGTCATTTTATTTTTCTCCTCAATTAACTTATTTAACATTTGAATACACGCTTTCTTAAATTCAAATTTTTGTTGGTCTGTTGATTTATTTGAAAATAAACCAATCTCACTTCGTACAACTCTTCGCCATTCTCGGCAACAAGTCCCATCAGATTCTCCATTTCTCAAAAAACAATCATCACATTTATGGTATCGACATAAAGCACAGTGCATACTACCTATACTTACTTTATCTGTTTCCCAAGCCTCTCTCAAATCTTCAAAATCTGCACAAACTATTTGTTTCCAATGTTCAATAGATAAATCAAGAGACTCTAATTCACTTTTAGGATTTCTAACATCATAGATAGTTAACCATTCTTTTCTTGGTAGCCAAGAATCTAAAAAGGTTTGTGCTTCTTCTCTTGTTTTGTGGTGATTTTCTGCTCGAATTGATGTTTCAAGAGTTCCATCTTTTAATAAATATAAAACGGGAGCATAGTCACTAATATACACATAAATATAATAACCATCAAAATCTCCAATTTCAAATTTCATTTTAATCTCCTCAAATACTTGTACGTACTTCTTTACAAAAAGGCAATAAAGCTAAATAATTACCTTCAAGCTGTTCACAGTCTTTTATATTATGGTCTTTAATATATTTAATAGCTTCATTTCTTTTCTTGGTATTTCCATATTTGATTGCCATCCAGAAATCCTTTTCTATTTTTGTTTTTATGTCCTTTCCTTGAACTACATTTGCTACACTGTTTTGTCTTCTTGAGGAAATCTTTAAAGACCTCTTACTCATTGAATAAGTATCAGAAATCCACAACATTCCATAAGTAGGAAAATCCACTCCTTTATAAAATCCTCTTGCTTTAAGCCATAAATAACGTGCCCTGATGAAGGGAACATCAAACCATAAGGCTTTTCCATAATGAGTTACTATTCTATCGTATGACCATAAAGTTTCTATCAATGATTCTATAATTCTGGCATCATAAATTCCTTTTTCTAAATCTTCTTTTATAATATGGTCATACCAATATTCATTTTTGCCTATGGTTTTAATACACCAAGCCAAAGTAATATCAAAGTCAGCATTTAAAGCTCCGGCTTCTATATCAAATGCCCCTATCCTTTCTTGAATATTGTGTGCTTTATTATAACAAGATTGATGTGTTATGCCATTGTGTCTATGAGCAGGGCATTTCCAATTCTTTCGTTTTTCAATTTCCTCTTCACTAAATCTTAACGAATTTATCCTTGAATATTGGTACGGTTTCATTTATTTCCCTTTCTGTTTTTTGTTTCTTCGTCCATTTCATCTGCTGCAATCAACAGGGCATCAATGACTTCCCGAATCTGTTTTGCATTAAGTACCGCATTCGTAAAAACACTTCTTTCCCTATCCATAATGGACTCGCTTTTGCAATCAAGAGAGCAGGTACAGTTTGAGAGCCTTTTAATTGTTATTGTATCACCATAGGTATCTTTAATTTTTTTTGTTCCCCTTTTCATAAATTTACTCCAAAAAAAGTATTTAGTTTCTGAACAGCATCACCTAAATATTTAAATTCTATGATATCCTTTCCGAGTTTTTCAGCATAATCTATTTCAATTTCCATTCCTTTACTTATACCTTGCCAATTATAAACTAAAAGAACATCTCTTTTACTTAATATCTCACAATCTACTTCAAGGATTTGTTCCGCTGTAAGATAACCTCTGGAAAAACATTCTATATCAAATTCTCCGTTTTCAGCAGGAACATAAAGGTCTAAAAAAGAATACAACCTTCTTAATTCATTAGCTAATATAATAGCTTTATTGTTATTAAATATCATTTCATCTAAAGTCGCATTTGCACCCTTCTGCCCCCTTATACTGTGTGAACAGTATGCAGTTATCATTTTATTTACCTCCTAAAAAAACAATTATCAAAATAACTAAAATTGCAAAGCTAATAAACTCAATCATTTCAATCTCAATCATTTCAATCCTCCTTTTCTGAAAAAACTATTTTATCATCAACTCTTTCCCAAACATATCCATCTTCTATGGGTCTAACAAGCCAAGCCTCTTCTTTTTTTGGATGGTCAAGATAAATGTTATAACATTCTTTATCAGATAATGTTAAAAAATTTTCATCATCACTTAAAGAACATTCACTTATTCCTCTACCAAATACAACACATCCTCGATACTTTTTAATTCCCCATTTAGCAGGCCAAACATTATTGTAATCATCGTATGAATCTTTAATAATAAATACTGCTCCTGGGGTTTCATCAAATAAAGCAATTGGAATTTCTTTTTTACAATATGGACATTTCATAATTCTTTCCTTAAAGATTTTAAACTATGTTTATAACATTCATCACATATCCAATATTTAGTATCATCACCAAGATATGCCTCATCCTCTGGATATGCACGATATTCACAATTCCCAAAATCTCCACATCGTTCACATTTTCTTTTCATCTATTTTCTCCAAATATGTTTCCAATTTTTACCAGTAATAATAAGACTAATACAAGCCACAGTAACATCATATATTTTAGCTATTTCCTTTTATATATTTATCTCATTTTTCCTTCACGGTATTGTTTATTGTTTTCATCTGCTTCTATTTTCTCAATTTGTTCTTTTATTAAAGCCAACGATAAAATATCGTAATTTATATTATCAATATATTTTTCAAGATACCATTCCCAAGACCTTATTTTACCTTGTTCCAATTCGTCTAAACCTTGACAAATAGACGCACGGTGTTTCAGCTGATTTCCTCGAAGTGCTTCAATAGGGGCAATACCATCAATTCTTCCCTGCAACTTAAAATTGAACAACTTATCAGAATCATAAGAATAATCATCAGATTTAGAACTCAATGTACCAGTTATTTTTTGGATAATTTCAGCTAAAAATATATCAAAATCAGACTGTCTCATTATTTTTCCTTTCAATTACATTTTATTTAAGTAATCTTCAAATCGTTTTTTGTTATTAAATAATTCTTTACAAATTTCTCTTAACTGTTTGTTTTCTTTTCTTTCATCCTCAAGACATACTTCCAATTGTGCCACATCTCCTTGAAGTTCTGTTACCATAAGTGTTAATGAACCAATTGTAGAACTTTCTATTACCTTTTCTAATTTCTCAATACGTTCTCTTATATCTTCTGAACAAAAATGTCCAATATCAGGGTCATAAGCTAAACCACAAAAATTGCAAATAGTAAGATTCATTATGAACTCCTTAAATTATTTGATTTTCTTTATCCATCTCATCTACGGCCATTAACAAAGCTGCGTGCTGCTTACAATACAAACCATCTTTCCCATAACCCCTTTTTCGTCTACATTGACGACAAATATAAGCGGAGAAGCCACCCCTCTCACTGCTAAACACTTCTTTTATTATACATCGTGTTTTGTCTTCAGGCACACTTTTTTCATTTCCGGCCCATTGTCCATATATTCTCGTTGTCATTTTATTTTCCTTTCTCTTTATCCATTTCATCTACTGCTGCCGACAAAGCTGCGATAACTTTCCGTGCTTGTTTTGCATTGAGAATTGCAGTCAGAACCCGAACTTCTGTTTTGGTCTCGGTTGTTTCGGTCTCGGTATATTTGAGGAAACATAAATTTCCACACGGGGGCTTACCAACCGTTATTAAATCACCGCAGGAGTCTTTAATTTTCCTTGTTCTCATTTTATTTTCCTTTTAACTTTCTGGACAATTTCTCTGGTACTTTTTGTTTGAATCCCATCAGTAAGTATTTTATTGGTTTCTTCTTTTGTATAAACAGGAGAAACAGATTCTTTTAGTTCCTGAGCACCCATAATAAGCTCTTCAATGGCTTTATTCTTAATAAATATGGAATAAATTACAAGTCCTATTGTTGCCAACAAACCAATCAAACCGACTAAAGCCATCCACCAAGCAAATTTTGCTATTGCCAAAGAAATAAAAAGACCAATTCCATTAGTTATAATTGTTGCAATTCCAATTTTCGGATATATTCCAAGAATTAAAACAAAAACTCCCCCCATTATTCCTAAAATAGATAAAGGAACTAACCAATAAGTTTGATAAACTACCTTATTCCAAGTTTCAGTTGGTGGAGGGGTTGTTTCTATTTCTTTTGGTAAAAAAGAACATCCTGTGATTATAACCAAAGCAAAAACAATAATCAGAATTACTAACCAATCAATTTTCATTCTAATTCCTCCAATTTTATTCTACCTTTATCATCAACTTGTAATCCAATGTCATCAGGCAAACCTTTATATCTGAAAAATGTTCCATCTGAACAGAAACCCAAAATATTCCAAGTCATATTCTTTTCATTTGTGCCTTTTAATACTATCCCAACACCGTCTGAAAAAAGAGTAATGGAAAGAGAAAGGGTTAATTCTTTTTCATTTGAAGATTGTCCAATTTTATATCTCATTTTATTTCCTCCAATACTTCTTCATAAGTTTTTTTAGATATTTGGTTAGCTTTTCTCATCAATTTGTTATACCACTTTACTCCACGTTTCTTCTTTATCCACTTAACAAACAGCAGTGGAGCTTGGTGGGCTGAATCTAATCCAAAAACGTGGCAAGTAGGGCAAAGCACACAAATATTATTTTTATCCCACCTCGTATTCCGCCTTCGCCGTCCAAAGATATGATGGCAGTGTAATACTCCCCTTTTTCCACACTTCTCACATCTGTTTGAATGTTCAAGAGCTTTTTCTCTTATTAACTTATCAAGTTTTTTGATTTCTCTTTTAGTCATTTCGTTTAGCTGCTTTCATATCCCCTTTAGCACAAAAAAGTATTATATAGCCAAAAATGACAGCCGGAATAATAAAAACCATTGATAAAATTCCTGTATCAAGAGAAATAGTAAAAAGCCCTAAAATCAAAAACATCAAACCTGTAATATAATTATACTCAATTTGTTTTATTAAATTCATTGACATATCTCCAAGTCCTACAGAATTTAACCACTGCAAAGCCAACACACCCAAAACCTACGAGAAACTTAGCAACTCCTCCAAGGATATAAACCCCATATAACCAAATCGCCGTTGTTCCCCCTGATTGAGCTAACTGTACGATTGTTTCACATATTTTGTCATTCATAATTTTCCCCTTTCTTAAAGTATAACATATTTTTAACCAAAAGTCAAGAACTTTTTAAGAAATCTATGGTAAATTCTCTACCTTTTTCTAAATACATTTCTCGAATATCTTTTTGAAACGGAATTTTAATAGTAACAATGAGGTCTCCCTGCAAATAATCCCAAAGTTTGCAAGCTCCCTTTCTTCCAGACTCATCATTATCAGCAACTATAACTATTTTCTTTATATTATTTAATTTAATAAAATTCTTTACCGTTTCCATACAGGCTAAAGCGTTAGGACGACCAATAGCAAAAAAACCTAAATCATAAACAGTTACAGCATCACTAAAACCCTCACATATATATAAAGTTTCATCTAATCTTTGTTTATAACCAGAAGGAATAAATAATCCTAATTGTGAACCTTCTTTACATCGTTTAAATCCATTTGGATAACGTAATTGAATTCCTATTATATCAAAAGTTTCGTTTCTCATTGGTATAAAATATTGTTCTCCGTTCCAACCATAAGCCCTAAAGTCTATAAAACTTTGCTGACTAATTTTCCAATTTTCTACAAGATTTCCTTTTTCTCCTTGCAATGTTGAGTGATAAGAAAAGAGTACAGATTTCCAATCTATTGGTACTTTTTTAATTATTGACTTTTCTTCCCCAAAAATCTCTTTAAGTTTATCTTCTGGAATAAAATCTTTATACCCACAAGCCCAACAGTAACATCTTCCTCTATATGGGCCTTGCAAACAAATCTCAAGAGTTGGTCTAATGTCAGGTGAACGACAAGAACAATAGGCCCAAGCTCTTTTTCTATTAACTCTTTCTATTATTAAGTTTTCTAAATTCATATTCTCTCCTTAAATGACATAGCATAACCACACCAATTTACAGGGATACTTCCCGTACATCCATCTCTATTTTTAGCTACCAACAATAAAGCATCATCTTCCACTATATCAGTAAGTAAATCTATTTCTTTTTCTATATAATACTGCGGACGATGTAAAAGAATAACAATATCACTATGATTCTCAATCTCACCACTTTCTTTAAGGTCGTCTAATGTAGGTAATGGTGGGGATTTCTTACCATCTTCTCTATATCGGGCTTGCTCAAATCTTCTTAATTGGCTCAACAATACCACAGTTATATAATATTTTTTAGCATAATCTCGAAGCATTTCAGCAATATCTCCAACAATCAATCGTCTATCTTTTTTAGATAAATTTATGTGTTGGATTAACTGTAAGTAATCAACAAAAATAACTTTACATCCAAGAGCAACCATTTCTTTTAGTTTATAATCAATCGTTTTTTCTATTTTTAATTCTCTTTTTTCCAACCAATAATCGTCTAATCCAATTATTCCATTTTCGTGGTCGGTAAAAATAGGCCGTTTCTCTATTACCTTTATTGCTTCACTAAATCTTTCTTTTTCTGATTTGGATATTTCACCACGTCTTACATTATGGTAATTTAGATTAGCAAGATTACAAGCTAAACGTGGGGACAATTGTTCTTTAGGCATTTCACAAGAGAAAACACCAACAGGAACTTCTTCACTTGAAGCTAAAATCATATCAGACATTATTGCAGATTTCCCCATTGATGGTCGGCCTCCAATAACTATTAACTTCTGAGGCTGAAATCCCCAAATTACTTCATCTAATTCTTTAAATCCGGTTGTTATTCCACACGGCTGACCAATAAATCCAGAAGTTGCTTCCTTGATGTGTTTTCCAATATGTTCCATTAAATTCCTGTTGTATAGAATTAAAAGATTTCATAAATATAGCCAGCGGGCAGGATGGGCATTACCCGCTACCTGCTTGTTCCTTACTGTAAGGGAATGATTCCCCGCCACTGGCCATTATTCTTAAAAAGGAACATCTGATTGTGTTGATTCTTTGTAAGTCTTTTGGTAGTAACTTATCAAAGCCTCTTGACAACATTGGATTAAAAAGAACAACTCATTTGGCTTAAAACTGCTACTATACTTTGTTTCCCCATTTTGACTGTAAACTTTTTGGGGATTAAATGATACTGTGGTAAAAGTCTTACCATCTTTTGTCCCTTGATTTTCAAACTGACTTAAACTAACATTTCCAAATTTATAAGTTTTTGTTGGTGCTGCCATTTTAATTTCCCCTTATCTTATTAGTATCTACATAAAAATCTTCTTCCCACTCTACAAGTTCATTACTAATAATATCATCTATATCCATTGCCCAAACTAATTCCCCCGCCTCAAATTCGGTTTCACAATCTACCGCTACCTCATATACACACTCAACTACAACAGGGACTAAAAATCTTTTTTCTTTTTTCATCATTTCCTCCGGTAATAATCAATAAACTTCTGTACGCTTTCTTGTCTTGATGGGTAAATTCGTTTCTTTGCATATTGTTCAGCCCAATCTAATACATTTGTATATAATACATCTTCACTTAAATTTAATTCAGCATTGATAGCATCCAATACTTTCTTTTGGGCCGAAGTTGGAAAAGGCAATGTAATCTTCTCATCTTTTAGCCAATCAAGAAAAACAGATGCTAAATCTAAAACATTTTCTTTTTCAGGTTCGGAGAAAGAACACGCTAATCTAACAGCAGCTTTAAGGGCCACGGCTCGTCTAATATCTTCTTGTTGGTTCATTTTAGCCTCCTTTATGATAAAGCCTCATCAGTAATTTTTTTTAGTTTATTTTTAAGATATGTATTTTCTTGTTCTAATTCTTTAATGCGATTTTTAATTGCAATATCAATCTCTTTTTGAGGAACAGTCATTGTTACTTTTATTGTTTTCATTTTAACCTCCTTTACCAAAAATCGCTTTTTGCTTCCAAGTCAGCTCTTTCTAAAAATGATATAAATAATAATTGAACCAATCCATAAAGCAGTGTGAGTAACTATTAAGCCTATACCTACTCGTATTATAGCCTCAACCAAATTTGAGTCATTCATTTTAAACCTTTCACATATTCACAGACACTTCGAGCAGGACAGAAAAATTTGCAATTTAATGGCTCTGACAATTCTGTATAAATTTTTATCTTTTTCTCTTTCTCATAATTCTCTGCCCAGTTTTGAGCTTCTGTATAGGTATCACAAGTATATAATGGAGTCTTACGTCCTTTTTTTCTAACCTCGTATCGTTGCCATTTTCCTTCCGCAGTACATTCTGTTGGATTTTTGTGAGCTTCTAATTGATTCTTAACATAATCTTTTTGTTTCTCAAAACTCCATAAATCCAATTCAATTTCCTCATAAGCACATTCAGGATAACCTTTTGTATATTGTTTTGTAGTTATTGACCAATTCTTATACCAGACATCAATCAGTAATTTCTTAACTTCTTGTTTTAATAATCTATGCTGCCAAGCATACACATTTAATTGAGCAGTCCATTTTTTTATTGTAGAAGGGTAAGCCGGACTCCAGATTTTAGTTTGTTTAACATCAATAATAGTTTCACAAGAATAATTATCAGCTTTACCTACTACCACCACACCATCAATAGGAGTTTCAATCTTATGTTCTGATTCTTCAACATCTGTTGCAAACTTCTCATATTGTTGGTGCATTGAAATTCCCTGAAATGGCATAAGTAAATCAGAATAATCAACAACCACATCATCCCATTTATCTAAAAGAAGCCGTCTTGGTAATGGTTCTTCGATTAGATTAGTAACTGAAAATCTACCTTCTACCGGCTTTCTTGGTATAGATAACATCCTTGTTACTCTTTCAGGCAAATTATATTTATTAAGGCATTGCATCTATTCCCTCCTCCGTTTTCTTTCTGATTCCGTCCCGTCTGTTGGAGCGAGAATTGAAAGAACTATAGCTAAAACCACCCATATACCCAAAAAAAGTAGAATAGTTGTCATTTTATTTCCTTTTTCTTAAACATCACGATTCTCTTTACAATAATAAAGGACATCCTTAAGAGCGATAATTACATCCTTAACATCATCTTCGTTTAATATATCCCCTGCAATACCAATAGCTGTCCCACCATATTTCCCTTGTTCTCTTCCATAATCACTATTATTAAGCACAGACACACGAATAGGGTACACTACTTCCCCTGTTGTTTCCCTTGAACTTATCCGCAAATTTCCAATAATCCTTTCAAATCCCTTACATTCCTCAACTTTTCCTGTAAATATCCTACCATCTTCTGTCTTAATTGTGGCTTTCATTTTATTCTCCAATTTCTTTTAATAACATATTACTCAACTAATTTTCCCAATCAACTTCATCAATAGTAAGATGCTCATCATACCATATCTTGTTGTAAAGGTCAATAAGTTCTTGTTTTTTCTCTGCACGATGCCAATAAGCAAGTTCGCTTACCAAAGCACCAAGTAATTCTGTTGCTGTCAGTTTCATTTTATTCTCCTTATAATTAAAGTAATATCTCATTCACCTACTTATAGTATAACACATTTTACTCAAAAGTCAAGCAGAATCTTTATTTTTCCCAAAAGTTTTTTTCATCCTTTTAACAAAATCCACATAATTGTCAACACTGAAAGGACCCATATTATCTGGTGCTTCTATTTTTAGATGTTCAGATGCAATAGAATCAATGTCATTTTGATTCAACTCTGTCATAACTAAAGGATTTTCCATTTTATTCCTCACTTTCTCTCTTTTTAATCTCCTTTACTCGTGCAAATTTGGGGATAGTCTCCACATATCCTCCATTATACTTTACCAAAGCAGCTTTTTTGGAGATTCGGACATTCCCAAATTCACATTTAACTGTAATTGATTTAAGGTTTACTCTAATAACATCTAATCTCTTACCAACCTGAAAATAATAACCGGCTGAAGTGATATAACGCTCTTCTGGTGCAATTATATCCCCAACTTTTATTTCTGTTATTGGTATATTTCGTTCAAGATTCATTGAGTTTTTCCTCCATACTTTCAGATATTTTGCCTAAATTTGGGTATTCTACAACTGGAAAACTCTCAAAACTTGTTTTACAGTTACTACACCAAAACTTTGTATTACGGCTATAACACAATTCGTTACAAACAGGACACTTTTTTGTGCTTATCATTTTATCCCCTCCATCCCCTTTTATATTTTTTAATTCTTTCAACAACCACTTCCATAGCTTTTCGGCCAACAGGATTATCAGTGTGGATATGAATTACAGGTGGATTAAAACCCCTTGTCATAACTTCTTTTTCAATCCAACTAATAACATCATATCCCGTTTGCCTATACAATCCTAAATCGTGGTCTAAACTAATTTCTTCAACAATACCTAATTTGAGTAAAGTAATAGCATCCTTCGCACAAATAATCGTTATCCAGTTTTTTCTTGCTTCTCTTAAATCATCAAGCCAAATTTTAATCATTTCTCTACCCTTTCAAATTTTTTGTTCTGCCTTGGCAATAGCAGCTCTGGCTTTACTGACATTATTTGGCCACTTATACTCCTTATATAAATAAATACTCATAACAGTCAATACAAATACTAAGTTCTATTTTGGGGTCGGTAAGTTTCTTCCCCAGTATTCCAATTGCAGGGTATCTATCTCCGGCGAGTTTTGAACGGCAAATATCACAAGGTAGTCTTGAAAAATATGACTCTTTAATTTCACCAAGGCGTTCATAATCAGGAGATAAATTGTAAATTCCTTTTAACCCACGTTTGATTTTAGTTATTTGTTTTTTGGTTGTCATAATTCATCTCTTTGTATTTTTAAGGGATAGCTTGTTCTTTTTTGTTCATATCTTAATGCTTTCTCAGCTTCTCTTAATGTTGAAAACCCTCTTTTATATATCGCCCATTCTCCCATAAATTTTATCAAAATGTTATATCTATATTTGAATTTTATATAATTCATTTAATCACCTTAATATCCTTCCTGACCTCCGTATTTGACCTTCTTTTTTTAATTTATTCCATTTACGGTTATATGTAGCTTTGCTGATTTTACCTTCAAACAACAACCACCGTAATTTATTCTCGGCTTTTGTAATCTGTAATGGTCTTCGTTGGCTGCCTTTTCCCATATCTAAATTATACAGTGCAAATTATTTCTTTATTTCTTTTTTGATTTTATCCAAACATTGTCGACAATAATAAATGGGCGTATATGGGATTTTTCCTTTTGAATTCCACACCCAAACCAATGAGCCATTATCGTTTCGTAAATCCTCGTTTGTTAAGTGAAACCGTTCTCCACATTCTTTGCAGTTTATTTTAATCATTCTGATTACTCCTTTTTATCTATAAAACATCGTTTATAAACAGCAGCAGCCAAGATTTTATGCATCATATTTAATTCATAAATAGCCTTATCAATTTGTCGCTCATAAGCTATTTTCGTTTGTTGCTCATTTACTATCTGATATTTTCTTAACTGTGCTAATGATAAGCTACTAAAACTATCAATAGCATCTAATTCCTCTTGATTTAATTCAGATAGTTCCATACAATAAACCAGCTATAAAGCCTAAAATAAAACCAAGTATTAACCTTGTTTGGTGAACATACTTAAGCTCGTTTGTCCAATTTTCTGGCTTACTTAATCTATCAGCATATTCCCAAAATGTTTTTTTCATAATATACCTTTTACTAATACCTTATTTCCCGCACAAACTCATATCCTATTCCGTCAATTTCAATAACATATCCAGCAAGATTATCTCGTTCTGTCCACAACTCATATTTTCCAGATGCAAGATTATACAAATAAGCATCACGGCCTATTTGTTCATCCCCTTCAATTACATCAATAATATATGCTGTTTCCTTAATACTTTGCCGTTTCTGTGAACCTATTTTTTTCATAATATCACCTACTTATAGTATAACACATAAAATCCAAAAGTCAAATTATTTGTTTATAAATTTCCTATTTAGTCAAAGTTTTTCTCAATTTCTCAATCTCATTCCCTAATACCTTAATCAAGTCATCCCTTTGCTCATTAGTCCAATCGTAAGCATAAACCCTTGAGCCGTCTTTTCGTGTGTAGTAAGCCCCCAAATTGCCAAGTTTCCTAATCTCGTTGCGGACTTGTCCTAATCTATTCCGGCATATTCTTGTAAACTTATCAGACTTGCTTTCCTTGTCTGCCGGTTTTGTTGATTCGACTGTTGGCTTTTTTGGTTCTGCTGTCGGCTCTTCTTGGTGTAGTTCATTGTCTAATTGTTCATAGTCGATAAGCTGGTACTTTTTGCAAGGTCTTTTATTCTTATTGACCTTTTCCTGTTCTTTTCCTTCGCACTTTGCTGTAACGAATAAATGACACTCTTCACACATTTTTGCTATCATTTTTCCGCCCCCTGAATAAACTTTTGGATTCTTTTTACTATATCTTTTGGAACATATTTACTCCCAAGATATCCTGTATCACTTCTAACAAATTTGCCCGTCCTCATTTGTTTTACAGTCATTGTTGGTTTAATACCATTACGAAAAACATAAAAATCATCGCCTATTTTTGTAACTTTCATTTTAGCTCCTTTAACCATTCATATTTTCAAGGGCTATTTGTAATTTCCTAATTGCCGTTGTATTATCATATTCGCCGTTTTCGTTCGATTGCAAAACTTCACCATATATTTCAAAATCATTTACAACTTCTTTGGCTGCCCTAATTAAATCTTGTGTAACTTCAGATAGTAGTTCCATATTCATTTCTCTGCCCTTTCAAATTCTTTTCTGATAGAGGTTATATAATAATCAGCATCTTCAAGGCGATACTTATCTCTTTCACCAGACATTACTATTTCTTTTGCCTCATCCTCATTGTCGGCAACTACTTTATACGACCGAACCTCTGTTATAGTTAAACTAACCTCATAAATAGCCATAATTCACCTCACTTTCCCTTTTAGTTCCCTAACACATAACTATATACCACAATATAGCCAACATTATTATTTGTTTAGCTGTCATTTTTTACATCTCCAATAGTGTTTAATTGACCCCTAAATACTTTATAGGACTTCTTTTGGATTCGCCTCAATGCTTTACATTCTTTTTTGATTTTACGTTTCATTGTTTAGTCCCCCTTTTACAGCTTTACAGACAGGCTTTAATCAATCGATTACAATCTGCGTTTAGTGTTAACATAGCCAGCAGCTTTCCGCTGTTTTGATTATTATTTGATATTGACTTATCTGTTTGCTTATTCTTTGATGTTTGTCGTGATAATTCAATATAATCAAATACAACAAGATTAAAATTAACATCACCATACTTAAACCATAACATATAAATTGTAAAACTGCAAGCCATCCCTGCCTATTTTGGCCTCCTCTTTTTTTCAATGAGATATTGAACCATTGCTAAAACATCCGAGGCCTTCTCCGCTCCTGCCAATTCAAGAAGCTGGTTTACATTACAGCCGTTAGGATGTTGTTGTAATAGTTTTTTTGCTAACGATTTAATTTCTTTGTTTCGTGTTATAGCATCCATTTTTTGGTCTCTATTTATTTGTCAAATAGTTATTATTACAAGCCATCCAATGTATTTATTACTTCATACATTTCGTTAGTATGATAAATGTATTTGGTCTCAAAATCAGTAAAACTTATCTTTTCAACTGTTAAACAATACAAACGATAAGCTAATTGTATTGCTCTATCATAAGTACACTCCTGTTTAGCTTTTTTTGTCCAATTATTCTTTCTCATTTTATTTTCCTTTAGTTATTTGTTATTATTACAAGCCATCCTTGGCTAAACTTTCATATTCTCACAATGAGCATTCACGCCGTCCATATACCAAACATACCATACTGAGCTTTCTGTTTGTAGCTTTTCTTTAATTGAAGTCCACTTTTCGCCCCAGAGCTTTTTGAGATAATTTTGAGCTTTCCGGTCTCCCTTGATGGCTTTTTCACAAAATATACTCAAATTCTCTGCTGCTATTTTCTGGCCTGCTGTTTCAATTTCCCAGACATCGCTAATCATTTTCATTCCCCTTATTTATTTGTCAAACTATAATTGCAGCCATCCTTGGCTAATCACTTTTATTTACCTCTACGTTCATCTCGTCTTGTCGTGGTTTTATTTCATTCCATATTTCCCTTGCCTCTGCTTCTGCATCCTGCCTTGTGTCTGCTTCAACTTCAATGTTGTAACTAAAATCCACATTCCAAATTGCCATTTTAGCCTCCTATTAAGTTGTCAAATAGTTATAATTGCAAGCCATCCTTGGCTAATCTGTCTTGACTGTAGCCTTATCAAAACTAAAACGTGCTCTCAATCGTGGATGTTGAGCTTTGGACCGACTCCAAATCCATAAGTCATAACGATTGTGTGAAGGTATTTGTGCAATCATCTTCACCCCTTCCGCTCTAATTCGTTCCTCTGCTCCGTTTTCGGCAGTCCATTCTTTGACTAATAAAAGCCAAATTGCTTCTCCAACTTTTCTACTTGGTCGATACATAGTTTAATCCCCTTATTTATTTGTCAAACTATTATTACAAGCCATCCTTGGCTAATCCTGTTCAAGAATCCCTGAACCATCAAACCAACAAGCACAATCTTGGCACTTATAACAAGTCTGCAAGCTGCTATAAACTGTCTCTGTTGACTTGCAATTAGGACACTCTTCTCCGTGAACATCTTGTGGTGTGTCGTCAGGGCTGTCTGGTGTGCACCACTTTGGGCAAAGTTCGCAAGGTTGCCCATTATAGCAGTATTCCCCGCTGATGGTTCTGTTCGGGCACTTTTGACAACAAGGCATTATTTGCTGTTTATCCATTTTAGTTCCCCTTATTAAGTTGTCAAATTATAATTACAAGGCATCCTTGCCTAATCTGTGTTATCTGAACCATTGTTGATTATTTCTCTGTATCCACAATCAAGACATTCATAATCTTTATAGGGATGCAAAGCCCCCTCTCGGATATAAAGAGCTTCTCGAATATAAAGATTATCACTTCCACAATTTGAACATTTAATTTCTGGTTCTATGCTTTTTGATTTCATTTTACACCTCACTTTTTTTATTCGTCAAACACTCTATATAAAGTATAACATACTATCGGCAGAAGTCAAGTAAAACTTTAATTATTTATAAAATTTATTTATAGGACAATATAGTTATAAATTGTGTGGCGTTTGTATTGTAAATAATGTAGTGGTAACTGTACTGCAAAGTTTTGTAATATCACTCCCCCAATTCCCCTCATACAATATCCTACTAAATTAGTAGAGATTATATCCTACTGGATTGGTAGGGATTCACCTCCACTCCTCTCTCTATGTAAACTTATATAAGCTATACTTATACTGTCTGTGCTATATAGCTTACCATTGGAGCTTCAATACACTATAGTGAACCAACAATGGGGGTAGGTAAGGGGAAAAATAAAAGAGTGAATGGGGGTGGTAATGTTACTCCGAAACGGACATCAAAATTTGAGTTTTTAGGATACTAATATATTCTATTATATTTAGAAACTATATAAGAGTTAAAATAATCCTATTGGTGGATAGATACCCTTTGGTCTAACTTATTTGATTCTACGCTCTAAAATACCTACTTAATCGATACTTCTGGAGCTTCTGTAAGCTGATGCTTCTATGAGTTATCCAGTTAATCTCCATTTATATAGAGGACAGTCTTTATCTGTACAAAGCTTTACTTCACTAAGTTCAAATCCTACACATTCAAGGCAGGCATATCTAATGGCGGCCTTTCTGCTTGTAAGCCTTTTACTATATAATTTATGGTATTTTTTAGGAATTTCTCTCATTTTATTAACTCCTCCCCTGGTAATGATTTTTTTATTTTTACACAAATTACTAAAAATAATATAAATTATTATACATAAAGTATTTAGGAATATTATATATAGTCCGATAAATAAGTTAGAATTCTTGTTTTTCTAATTTTGATTTTATAATTTTTTTATACAATTTTTTCGCCATTATCCAATGACTACTCATTTCCTTATTTGTCATTTCAGGACTCAAAACACCCTCATATCCATATCTCTTCCCATAAACAAAACCCATACAAAAAGCAGTTTCTATAGCATCTTTAATTTCATTATTCATTCTTATTTTCCTTAACTAATTCTTTTGCAATTAAAGCTGCAACTATCCAATGAATAGGTTGAGCATTATAAACAAACCAACGAATAAATTCTATCCCATCCCATTTCTTTTTTGTGGCAGCACAATAAACATCTTGCAGTGCTTTTCCCCATATCCAATAACCTGGAGATTGCTTCCATATTTCTGCCACTTCATCCCTCAACTGGAAGGCAAGGTCGGCAAGTGAATTAGTTGAATCTCCCAACCAGAAATGTTTCTTAATTAACCAATGTCTTTGTTTCTTCTCTGACATATCCAACACTGTCAAAAGTTCTTCAATTTTATCACTCATTTTATTTCCCTCAATTGATTACTATCAAAAGATTCCTTAACCCAAAATTTCCACCATTTACGTTGATAGTCTGGACAATCATTATTTTTATTTTTTACTTTACCATTAGTTAATTTTTGCCGTTTCTCAAAAGCATTTTTTTCAATTGTTTTTCCAAATTTACAAGTATAATCTCTATTATTATAATTATGATAACCAATAAAATATTTGCAATTACTACAATAAACCATTTTATTATCCTTTAAAATTCTTTATCTAATTCCGATATAAAGCCATTCTCAATTCGCTTTTGATTCTCATAAGGAGCAGTTAATACACGATACATTTCCAGTTTAGCACACTCAAGAATCCCTATATTATCATTCAAAGTCTTATATCGAACACCAACTCTTTCTAATCTTTTGTGTAATAACTTTGTTATAACATAATTCCAATCCCCGACTCCCAAACATTGAATTTGAAGTTCATCAATCAATTCATCCATTTTTTTACGATATTCTGACTTTATATATGGCATCTTATTCTCCTTTAATTTGTTTTTTAGCAAAATTTATAGAAAAACTATCAGCATCCTCATCATTTATAGCACAACCTTCTACCCAACACTTCCTTTCCTCATCCCAAGCAGCATAACATCGAGACGCTTTACCAGTATCTATACTATCCACCCAATCGCATAAAGCCGTATTGGTTTTTCTGCCACACCGAGCACATTCTATTTCCATTTTATTCTCCTTATTTGCCATAATTTTCAACAATAGATACATCAACAAGCATTTTTACCGACAAACATACGCTATTTTCCATTACCTCTTTAACTTTTTTAGCAAACGCTTCTGCAACATTTTTGGGACATTCAAATACATATTCATCGTGTACAAATAACACTACTTTAGCATTATATTCTGGTAAATACCTCAATAATTTTACTCCGGCTATTTTCCCAATATCCGCACTCGCCCCTTGAATTTTATGGTTAAAAGCCTGTCTTCTGATTTTACTCTTTTCTTGCCAATTACACTTATTATACCCAGGAAATCTTCTCCTTCTGCCCATCATTGTAGCTACCCACTCTTGTTGTTCCAACTCCTTTACCGTATTATTAACCGCTTCTTTAATCCCAGGATATAACTTAAAAAACTCTTTTATCCATCGTTTAGATTCTTTTACTGGTACTCCTAATCGTTTAGAAATCCCATATTCTGAAGTACCATAAACTATCGGGAAATTCACTCCATTCTTCGCCTTGTGTCGTTGTGAACTATATTTTCTAATTGCCTCTTGATGTCCTTGACTGCCTTTAATAAGCTCTTCATCAGATAAAGAAAGCTCAAAAACAGTATTAGCTGTAAGCAAATGCAAATCATAATTGTTGTTAAAAGCATCTATCATTCTTTTATCTTTGCTAACTTCTGCAAGAACTCTTAACTCTTCACCGCTAAAGTCAGCACGGACAAATACATTACCTTTTTTAGGGACAAATATCTCACGATAATTTACAATAAGTTTCTCTTTCTTGGGATTTGGGAGTTGTTGAAGATTAGGGTCAGAACAAGAAAGTCTGCCGGAACGTACTAAATTATAAGACGGTCTTACCCTTCCATCTAAACTCAAATAATCAGGAAGAGAATCTATAAATCCCGATAACATTTTAGAGACTTTTTTATAATCATAAAGCAAAGAAAAGAACTTATGTTCCTCCTTGTGTTTTAATAAATACTCAATTCCAATAGAAGGATTTCCCTTTTTAGTAAATACATCAATAGGAAAATGGAGTCTATCTTCAATTATCCTTACTAATTGGGGGCTGCTGTTAAAGTTAATAGGACTCACATATTCCATACCTTCAAGGAAATTTGTTTGGAGATAATGTTTTAGCCCAAAAATCTTTAACATATCAGATTCTAACTCAATTTTCTTGGCTACAACCTTTTCCCTTAATTTATTTAACTTATCTCTATCAACCAAAACCCCATTGATTTCTAAATCCCTCAAAACGAAGGTGAATGGCATTTCTATTTCATAAAACAAGTATTCAAGATTTTGTTTCTTGATTTCTTTTTCTTCAAGTTCCCATAAATCCCAGCACCAGATTGAGTCATTTTGGGCATAATCATAAAACTCTTTTGAATTGTATCCATATTTCTTTGCTTCTGTCCAAGTTTTTATTTTATCAGACGAGACTTTAAGCCAATCTCTTGCCAAGTTTTTAAGAGAATAAGAGTAAAGGTTTCCATTTACCAATTTTGCTCCAGTGAGTGTGCATATAGGTTTATATCCATTTTTTATACCAAAAAACTTTTGCAAACATTTCATATCAAATACAGAACTATGACAGATAAAAGACTGATTATCAACCATTGGAAGTATAACATTCTCAGGCACATAACAAGAATTTGTTCCGTTATATAAAGAAAACCCCACTAAATCCATTTCCAAATAATCAAGAGAAGTAGTTTCAAAGTCAATAGAGATAGGATTACTCCAATTTTCTTTACACCAAATTTCAAATTCTTTACTATTTTTAATTATTTGTTTCATCTAAAATATCTAATGAATATTTCTTACATTAAAGAAATCATTACGCCAATACCACTTAATACACTCCCATAAAATAACACCCATAATCATATAAAGCAATTCTGTCATTATTTGACTCTTTTAAATAATTCTTGATTATCTTTCCACACTCTAAAATTTTCATCAAACCATTTATCGGCTTTTTCTTGCCCAGGATTATGTTCAATAAACTTATCTTCCTCATTAAATTCCACACTGGATTCATCTAATATCCCTTCATCTGCAACCATTGCAGGGACTCTAAAACCATCAGGTGAACCAAAAGACCGATATTTAACAAGCTGATATAAAGGAATTAACATTTTAAATCCTTATTTTCATAATATTTTACAATATATGGAAATTTATCTAACAAATACACACACATAATTAAATTTTTATCATATATTTCTTTGCCGTCTTTATCACCAATATATTGCTCAACTGTTTCAGGGTCAACTTCAAGAAAGCCTGTTATAGCTGATTCATAGTTTACAGATTCAGTTATTTCAGCATCGTCAGGAATAATGTAATGCTTACCCTCGACCTTGCAGTAATAGCCATAGACCCATCGTTTGCTAATTATCGGGTCAGTGCTTTTTATTTTTGCTCTAAATTTTATTTGTCTCATCTTAATCCTCATTTGCAAATAAGTGTAAAGCAAGAATAATTACAATCATTGGGAAAAGAACCTCAAATCCCCCAATAATTCCATATTTAGCAAAACCTGTATAAAATGTTCCAATCAATAAACCTACCATTACAGTATAATCAATAGTCTTATTTGATGTTAAATCTTGAATCCATTGTGAAATAGTTCTCTCTTTTTTCCAGACTAAATAAAGGTCTATAACTCCCGCAGCTATCAAAGGAATATAAGCCAATCCTGTCTCCAATAAAACAAACAACACAAAACTTATCAATAAACAACCTGCACCAATTTTCTGTTTCATTTTAATTCTCCAATTTCATTTCTCTTAATTCTTCTCCCGTTAGTTTACGATTTTTCATTTTATCAGCAATAAATCTCCCAGTTGTTTTATACCAATCTGGATATTTTTGTTTAGCTGCTGTAAGTGCCTGATAAATTATTTCTATTTGTTCCAATGTTTTCACCTCATTATCAAAAATAAGTTTTATTGGGTTATATCCTTTTGCTTCTATTTCTTGTAATACTGGTAACC